CCGCTCTCTTTGTTCAGCACCAAGAACCCGCCCTTGTCTGTACCCTCTGCCGCTTCGTAACCTGCAAGCTGACCTAAGTATCCAAACGGATCATCCTCTGACAAGCGACCATCACGGAACTTATTGAATGCAAAGCGGGATGCAGTCTTAACATCAACCACCTCGCCGTTAATCTTGCAGTCCATGTGACCTATGATACCCTTAACGGATACTTCTTTCTGCTCGTCTGTTACTTTGTGTCCTGCCATGCGTACTAGCATCAACACAATCTCTTCAAGCAAGTGGCCGTATAGAAACTTAATCTGTGTTGGCCCATCAATACCGCCACGCCCTTGAGGGTCACGCTTCTCATACCACAACTGGCGTGAGGGCTTGCCTACGTTAGACATGCGTACAGTGAAGTTAGTATCTCGTTTGCGAGGAGTTGCCCAAGAACGTAGAGCCTCTGTCATACCTTGTACGGCTCTGTCTATGTCGGCATCAGTCAGGGGTAAAGGCTCACCCTCTGATAGTTTTTCTAAGTGACTATAGATGTCAGGTACTAAAGTATTAAGCTTCATGCTGAACGTCCTTAATGATAGTTTTTATTTTATTTAAAGGTGTGTTGAACCACTCTCCTTTATTTCCGCAACCAGTTGTTATAAGTTTATCATGTACTATTTTCTCTGTTGTTTTTCTATTATTAAAAAACTCAGCATATTCTAATTTAAAATCACGGAAGGGGCTAGAGGTTTGATAAGTCCTGCATCTATCGTCTGCATCTATAGCCATCCCAACTTTGTACCAACCTTTCCACGCAGGATTAGATACCACATAGATATGACCGCGCTTTACCTTGTCGTATTTACCATAGACTACTTGACCAATAGTTAAAGCTAGTCTTTTAAGTTTGTTTTTTCTATTTTTAATAGTGTCACAAGGGTTGCAAATATAATTATATTTTTTAACATTAGAGATATACCAGTTGTCTTCTGTTAAAAGTACGTCACAGTGGTTACAATTTTTAATGTGTTTCACTCCAGTTCTCCCCGACTTTATAGTCTCCGTCCAGTGGACAGTTTAGATTAAAGATACATCCCGCTTCTCTTATAGCTTGGACACCTAGCTTACCTACCTCTACTGCATCATCAAGGTGACACTCTATCTGCCATTCGTCATGTACGTTGGCTACAAACTTAGCATCGTATCCATGATTAGTTATCTTCTGGTCTAAGATGATTAGTGCTTTCTTCATCACGATTGCTCCTGCTCCTTGCAACAAGGTATTCAAAGCGGCATGTTCTGAGCGAACAGTCAAGCGTCTACCATCTAGTCCTTTAACGAATCCGCTTGTAGCTTCTCTTTGTACTCTGTCCGTAAGTTTCTTAAATGATGGTAGACCATCAAAGAAGCGTTGTCTAAGTCCTTTACCATGCGCCCTACCTCTTCCAACCACAGACCCAAGCTTTGCATCTCCTGCTCCGTACAAGAGGGCATAGATGAAAGTCTTTGCTTGATCTCTTGATTTAAGCCCTGCAAGGTTTTGATTAGCGGTGTGTATGTCTCCGTTGAGAATTTCATTTGTATAGCCCTCGTCATTTAAATAATGTGCTAACATTCTAAGCTCAAGCCCAGAAGCGTCAACCCCAACCAGACGATAGTTCTCTGGCACAGTCCAACAAGATCGGCAATCTTCGCCATACGGTGACGAACTACTAGGAATTTGAGCCATGTTAGGATGTGAATGAGTCATGCGCGATGTCACTGCACCATTAGGATTGACGTAACCATGTACCCTTCCAGTAGTTTCATCAAGCTCCTTGATCCAACTCTTAGTTTGAGCCAAGCGTTTCTGCACCATCAGGTACTTAGCAATCAACAAAGCCTGTGGAATACCTCTAACTTTATTTAGTGTTGCTTCGTCCACGATGGGCTGACCTGTAGGTGTAAGCTTCTGTGGCTTCCAACCAAAACGAATCAGGTACTCACCAATCTGCTTACGTGAGCCTAAGTTAAAAGGCGTTTCAGTTTTACGAGCAATGGGCTTACAGTCTATGTCCAACGATAGTCTCTCATGCTCCTCGTCAGATAGCCGCACACCACTACCGTGTTGATCAGTGGCTGTCTTGGCTACTGCGCCTGTTGCTATGAACTTAGGTGTCAGTATCTGAGTAGTGACTACAGGCCGGAACTCTTCCTGTACCTCTGACTCTAGATCATGTAGCTTAGTTTCAAACATAGCCATTAAAAGCATTGTCTTTTGAAGGTCTAAAACAAAACCATTGTACCGTTGCTGATCAATGATCTTAGCTACTGCGTGTTCTATTTGCACTGACTCTGGTGTAAAGCCGCGACTCTCAACCTTGAGTGCTTCATATACTTTAGTATTAAGCAACACATCGTTCTTACAATACTCTAGCATCTCAGGTGTGTACTCGTCCCAAGCATCGTCTTGCTTTCCAAAGTCTCCTTTCTTAAAGCCTAGACGATAGCCCCACCCTTCAAGTCCGTGGTTGCCTTCGCGTGTTGGCTTGAAGAGGCGTGACAGTACGAGTGTATCAACGATCTTCTTGTCAAACAGATCAACCCCTGCAACCTTTTTAATAGCAGGGATGTCATAGCCTATCAAGTTGTGGCCTATTAGTTTAGTTGCAGAGGACAGCATAGCATAGCCCTCGTCTAGTTGTGTGTTGTCAAACGTGAACACATCCTTTGTGTCTACGTCCTGAGCCACGATGCAATGAATCTTCGTGGGGTCTAAGCCGTCTGCTTCTATATCAAATACTAAGTTACTCATATTATTTCCTCTGCGAACTGCGATTCATCATAGTCATCAAGCTCTCTGAGCCGTCCTGTACTGTTATCATACAGCAACTGAGAAGCAATGCCAACATCTCCGGTGTACCTAGACTTCAACACCCTGACCTTTGTGGTCGATGCTTCTATCTGATCATCTGATTGTTGGTTACGCTCCAGTGCAATCACACAGTCACTCAACTGAGCAATACTTTGTGACCCTCTGAGATGATTTAGTCCTGTCTCTATTCCGTTCTCATGCCCACGGTTGCCCTCTACTCTGCGGAGGTGTGACACTAGGATCATACCGCACCCTGTCTCCTCTACCATAGTACGCAATCGGTGCATGATCTGATCAATAGCTTTACGCTCGTCGTTCTCAAGCGTAGACAGAACAAGCATGTGAAGGTGGTCAACTATAACCCACTTACAATCTAAACCAATGATCATGTAGCGTAGCTTACTAAAGATCTCTTCAAGGTTATTGACACCGTGATGGGCGTGTACCCATACCCGACCTTTGTTCTCGCCCATAAAGACTTTGTTGAAGTAGCCATCCAGTTCTTCTTCACTGAACTCAGCCTTAACACTATCAAGATGTAGCTTGGCGTTTGCTTCCACTGCCATGATACCTTCAGCAGTACGTGACCAACTCTCTTCAAGTGCTAACACACCTACGTTATCTTCTGTTTTATTTATCAACCAGTGTTCAATCTCTCTGGTCACAGAAGACTTACCTAGTCCTGTGCCGCCTGTAAGGGTCACAAGCTCACCTGCTCTCATGCCTTCTAGCTTCTTGTTGAGGCCATACCAAGGATAAGGTATAGCTGTTTTCTTTTCTGACCGTAGCTTCTGATATGCTTCAAGCTGTTCGGACATGTTCAGTACACCAGAAGGTGTATAAAGTTTAGCGTCCCAAAAAGAACTGACGTACTCTGCGTGTCTACCCTTGCGTAACATATCGTTAGCATCTTTGTAGTCTACTGGCAGTGTCATTATCTTAGCTTTCTTAGGGGTCAGTAGTTTAGCAACTGCTTGAGCCGCTTCCTTACCATACTTGTCGTTGTCGAAATTAATGACCACAGAATCGAATGACTCAAGGTACTCAAGGCTATTCTTTACATCTGCTACGCCTCCTGCCGCTCCTGATTTTATAGAAACAACAGGCCACTTGCTACCCATAAGCTCATAGGCCGCCATAGCATCACACTCTCCTTCAGTTAATGTTATAAACTTTCCACCTGCTTTGAATAGATTCTCCCCAAACAAACCTACTTCTTTCGGGCTACCTATCCATGTAAAGGATTTATCTTTCTTACGAACCTTAGTACCTGCAAGCTCGTGTCCATTGTAGTAAGGATAGTAATGTTTATCTATCTTATCACCATCTGTTTTTGATTTTACTCCATACTTCTTAGCTGTTTCTATACTTATTTTACGATCAGTTAATGCATTGAATGTTGCGTTAGAGCCTAAGTTATCTGGGTTAGAGAAGGCACTATTCATATTGCTGTTCCTTTGATACACTTTGAAATCCGTTACGGTATCAGGTTGATGCACTTCCGCTGTGCTATAGTTTGGTAAATATGTTCTGCAACTGAAGCAGAACCCAGATCCATTATCGTTAACTGAAACTGGGTCACTGCCTCCACAAGCAGTACAGGGTTGCTTATGTTTAACAAAAGGCAAGAGCCTTACTCCTTAGTTGGTTCTACTTCCTCTGTAGCTAATGCCTCGTCCGTGAGGTGGTTAGTTTTAAGATCGTTGATCAGCGATACACTAGCTGATTTCATAAGCCCGATCATTATCTGTGCTTCACG